CTACGGTAAGCGGTTCATCGCGCTGATGAAAAGCAACGTCGTAGGGCCGAACGGTATCACGATACAAGCGCAATCCCTGATGAACGGGATGCTGGACGCCAAAGCCAACGACGCAATCGAAGCGGCATTCCGCGATTGGGGCCAGAAGCACGCCGACTATACCGGCAAGTCTACCTTTATCGACCTGCAAAACATGGCGATCAGTTGCGCGGCGCAGGATGGCGAGTTTATTTTCCAGAAGATGTACAGCGGCCCGTATGGGTATCAGCTCAAGTGCATTGACCCTGAATTACTGGACGCGCAGAAAAACCACAAAACGGCATCGGGCGAAGTCCGGTTGGGCGTTGAGTACGACAAAAACGGCAAGGTGATCCGCTACTGGTTCAGAGAGCAAAACTACGGCCAGTACAACACTGGCGAGTCTTTCAGCATCCCGGCAAAGCAGATCATCCACGGCTTTATCAGTGAGTGGCCGGACCAGTCTCGCGGCGCGCCGTGGATGCACGCATCACTGGAGCGTAGCAAGCACCTCGAAAAGTACGACGAGGCCGCGATAGTCAAGGCGCGCTCCACTGCCGCAACGATGGCGGTGCTGAGTTCGCCAGCAGGCGACGATCCCTACACAGGCGACGAGGACGGCGGCGACGGCGTGACGCTGGACCAGTACGAGGCCGGGACCATCAAGGACATCGGCAATCGGACGATCACAAGCCTGGATTCCGACTACCCGCACCAGATGTACGCCGCGTTCGTGAAGTCGCAATTGCAGGGCATAGCGTCCGGGTTGGGTATTTCTTACCACGCACTGGCCAACGATCTGGAGGGGGTGAATTACTCCTCCATTCGGGCGGGGGTGCTGGAAGATCGCGAGGTATTCAAGGGCCTGCAGAACTGGTTCATCCGCTGCTTTATCCGCCCTGTGTATGAGGACTGGATTCTGTCGGCGCTGATCAAGAACGCAATCACTATCGGTGGCGTGCCGCTGAAGGGCAATCGAGACGCCTACATCACCGCGCACTACCAGCCCCGGCGCTGGTCATGGGTCGATCCCGCCAAGGATGGGCAAGCCAACAAGCTGGCCATTGATGAGCGATTGAAGTCCCGCTCTCAAATCATGCGCGAGCAGGGCGACGATCCCGAGTCGGTCTGGCGCGAAATCCAGCGCGACGAAGAACTGATGAAGCAGTACGGCATCCAGCCGATTACCCAAATGACAGGAGCACCCAGCGATGGATGATCTCGCACGAAAATCAATCGAAGCACCGCAGCAGCGGAGTTTCGGAATACAGCAGCGCGCCATCGACGAAGAGGCGCGCACCGTTGAAATTGCCTTCAGTTCCGAGGAACCTTACGAGCGGTATTTTGGAAGTGAGGTATTAAGCCACAACCCAGAAAGCGTTGATCTGAGCAGGCTGCTCAGCGGCGCGGCGGTTTTGGTCAATCACGACAGCGATGATCATGTTGGTGTCGTGGAATCTGCTCGAATCGACGCAGACAGAAAGGGGCGGGCGGTGATTCGTTTCTCTAAGTCTGCGCGTGGGCAGGAGATATTCCAGGACGTACTGGACGGAATCCGTCAGCTCGTATCGGTTGCCTACATGGTCAACAAGTACGAAACAACGCAGCGCAAAGGACAGTCCGATTTGGTCACGGTGACCAAGTGGACTCCCTACGAGCTGACGCTGGCATCAATTCCAGCCGACATTACTGTCGGTGTCGGACGTTCTGCAGAAACCCCAAAACCCGAAGTAACAACCCATGTGAAGGAGTCTATTATGACTACTGAAGTTGAAGTAAAAACGGATGCGCCCGCATTCGACAAAAGCGCGGAACTGACCAAAATCCGCACCGAAGAAGCCCGCCGACGCAGCATGATCGATGCTATCGCCGACCGGCACGACGTCGCCGAACTGGCGAAGCAAGCCGTATCCGAAGGGTGGGACATTGCCACCATGAACGAGAAGGCCTTGGAAGTGGTCGGTGAGCGTAACAACGCTGCGCGCGCCAAGTCCAAGCACGACGGTAACGTGGACCTGTCGCCCAAAGACACCAAGCGTTTCTCCATGTTGCGCCTGATGGACGCCATCGCTCACCCGAACGACCGCGCATCACAGCAGCGCGCAGGCTTTGAGCTGGAAGTTTCAGCAGAAGCAGTTCGGGCGTTTGGTAGCGACTACAAGGTACGCGGCCAGTTTGTTCCTGAAAACCTGCTGGGCGGTCGTCGTGACCTGTCAGCCGGAACGGCGACGGACGGTGCGGAACTGGTAGCGGCAAACCTGCTGCCCGGTAGCTACATCGAGGTGCTGCGCAACACGATGGTAACGGCGAAGGCCGGGATCACCATGCTGTCGGGCCTTGTCGGTAATGTGGACATCCCGCGCCAGACTACTGGTGCTGCGTCTACCTGGGTCAGCGCTGAAGATGGCGATGCTACTGAAGGCGAAGCGCAGTTCGATCAGGTGTCGCTGACGCCCAAGGATCTGGCTTGCTATACCGAAGTCACGCGCCGCCTGTTGATGCAGTCCACGCCCTCTATTGAGGGTATCGTCATGCGCGATCTCGCAATCGCTCAGGCGCTGGGCATCGACCTGGCTGTGCTGTACGGCTCCGCAGCAAGCGGCCAGCCGCGCGGTATCAAGAACCAGACCGGCGTCAACACCAAGGATCTGACGGCAGCGGCCCCGACCTACGCGGAGATCATCGAGATCGTCAAGAAAGTTCTCGAAGACAACGCACTTGTGGGCAGCTGCAGCTGGATCATCTCGCCCGCAGGCTGGGAAGACCTGAGCACCACGCCGAAACAAGGCTCCGGTGTTGAGGGTAACTTCATCCTGGGCGATAGCGGTTTGATCGCCGGGTACAACTGGCAGGTGTCCAACCAGGTCACGGCGGAGGAATATTTCTTCGGCGACTTCTCACAAGTCTTGTTGGGCGAGTGGGGCGGCTTGGAAATCAACGTGGACCCCTACACCCAAAGCCTGAAAGGCCGAATCCGTTACATCACGTTTAAAACCGTTGATGTCGCGGTTCGCCAGCCGACAGCCTTCTGCTACAGCCACGACGGCATTTAATAGCGGTTAGGTAAACCCACCAGGAGGGGCTTCGGCCCCTCTATTTTTTGAGGAAATCGGCATGTCTATCAATCAAGTAAACGTAGTTGAGCTAGCGGCAATGGCTGTCAGGACTTCAACGCTCACTGCTACGGGCGTTGATGTCCGTGGATACAATTCACCGTGTCAGGTGATACTGCAAAGCTCTGCGGCCACAGCGGGAACCAACCCGACGCTGAACGTGAAACTGCAGCACTCTGACGCAATCGGCGGCACCTATGCTGACATTACCGGCGCGACATTTGCGCAGTTGACAGCGGCAGCGGACGTCACGCAGATGATCACGATCAAGCCGTCCGAAACCGGCGGGTTCATCCGTGTTGTCGGAACCATCGGCGGGACAGTCACTCCAACGTTTGGTTTTGGCGTGTCTATGGTTGGGCGCCTTGGTGCTGGCCGCAATTCGTCGCAAACGGTTTAACGCATGAAGATCATTATGCGTAAATCCACCGTGTGCGGGGGTGTTGCTGTTAAGCCTGGTGACGAGGTGGAGGCGTCTGTAAAAGATGCCTTTTACCTGATTTCGACAAAGGCGGCCGTCAAGGCGCCGGAAGGCGAGGTCGCAGAGGAAGCCCCGAAGCGCGGGCGCAAGAAGGCCCCGGAAAACCGCATGATCGGCGGCGAGGAACTGGAAAACCGTGGCATTGAGTGACGACATGACCAGCGACCTGTCGCGGGTATTCCTCACGGATTTTGCGGTGACGGTCACGGCGACGACCTGGGGCACCACGCCATCGGCGATCTTTGACCGCGATTATGTCGAGTACAGCGATATCTCCAGCGTGATGCCGTCGCTGCTGATGCGTGACGCGGACGTGTCCAGCGACTATGCCGAGGGCGATTTGTTCACGGTGGAGTGCGTCGATTACAAGCTGGTGGACAAGCAATACGCGGAGCCAGGCATGACGCGCATTGTGCTGGCGCTCGCGTGAATATCGAGTTCAAGAGCGACAACAAAAAGCTGTTGGCGCACCTGAAGGACTTGAAAGAGAAAGTGACCCCGGCTGCGGAGGCGAAAGCACTCAACAGCACGGCCAGTTACATCGTTCGCGGCGCGGTGAAGATCGCGCAGACGAAAACCGGCGTGCAGGCCGCGATCCTGCGCAAGCGGATTGCTGTCCCGCGCGGAAAGAAAGCGAGCGCGCGGACACTGAAAACGGTTGTATTCGGCGGGCTGTGGGTCGTGCCGGTGGTAAAGATCAACCCGAAACCGCGAAAGCTGGCCAGTGGCCGGGTGAAGTACAAGACTGTGCCGGGCGAAACAATGCGGGCGGATGCCTTCATCGGCAAAACAACGCAAGGAACCGAAAGGGTTTTCCACCGTAAAGGGACTTCAAGGCTACCCATAAAGAACATTACCGCAGACATAGGCCCGCACGTCAGGCGCGCAATCGAGGGCTACGGCGGCGGGCAGGAGTCGCAGAACTACTACAAGCAGCGGTTGTTTAAAGAGATGGATAGAGCAATTAGCGCCAACCTGCGGGGCTACGGGATAAAAGTGAGATGACACACGCACGGCAGGTTATCCGCGACGAGATATGCGCCAGGCTGGCAGATATTGCCGACGTGACGGTGGTCAACTCCCGCGCGTACCCGATTGTCACGGTGCCGTCGATATCGGTTTACACGCTGACGGAATCGAGCGTATCCGAAAACGTGACGATTAATGCCCCGCGCCGGTACTCGAGAACGCTGGCGGTGAGCATCTCCATTGCCGTGCGGGAGATCGACCAGGGCGACGAGATGGCCGACGTGTACGCCGCGCAGGTGGAGCAACGAATGGCCGCAGATGTGACCCTCGGTGGGCTCGTGACGGATTCCACACTGACACAGACCGACACTGATATTGATGGCAGTACTGAAAAGCCGACGTACATCATGCGGATGGTTTATGAGATTTGGTACAGAACCACGGCAGACGATCCCGGCACGGTGATCTGAACCGACACACAACATAAGCCCGCTTCGGCGGGTTTTTTTATGCCTGAAGTGTGGAGGGCAGCACATGGATTACATCAGTTTCTACGTTGACAAGAAGGGCGTGCGGTACGGCGTCGATCTGGCAACGGGAAAAAAGACGCGGCTATCTGAAGATGCCGCCGAACAAGACGAACAGGCCGCAGATGATGCAGCCCCTGTTGAAACTATTACTCAAGACGAGGGCTAAACCATGCCGCTGTTATCACGCAAAAAATTGCTGCTTGCAAAAACAGAATCTGTCTACGGGACAGACCCGACGCCGACCGGGGCCGCTAACGCGATCCTGACCAGTGACCTCTCGATCAACCCGCTGGCCGGATCATCGGTATCGCGCAACTTCGACCGCGCCGCGTTCGGCAATTCGCTGAATATCAAAACGGCCACATTCGTTGAAATCTCGTTCATGGTGGAGATTGCCGGCTCTGGCGACGCGGATACCCCGCCAGCATACGGCCCGCTGCTGCTGGCCTGCGGATTCTCGCAGACGATCAACGCGGCCACCAGCGTGGTTTATGCACCGATCAGTGCTGCCATCGGCAGCATTACGCTGTACTTCCACCACGATGGCCAGTTGCACGAGGTCAACGGCGCGCGCGGCACGGTGTCGCTGAACCTGGACGCGGGCGGGATTCCGAAATACGCCTTCACCTTCACCGGCCTGTATGTCGCGCCGACGTCAACGGCAGACGCCACGCCCACCCTGTCAGGCTTCATGACGCCGCTGGCTGTGACCAACACCAACACGCCGACATTCTCGCTGCACTCCTCGGATGTGGTCATGAATGCCTGTTCCATTGATATCGGCAACAGCGTGATTCACCGCGACGTGGTGAACAGCGAGCGCGTGGACATTGTAGACCGGGCGGTTGCCGGCTCCGTGTCCTTTGAAGCCCCGGCGATCAGCGACAAAAACTGGTTTGCAATCTCCAAAGCGGGCACCACTGGCGCGCTGTCCATCATCCACGGCACAGCGGCGGGCGGCATTGTGACCATCGCCGCGCCTGCAGTGCAGTTGATCAATCCCACCTATGCCGACTTCAACGGCGTGTCGGTGATCCAGACGCAACTCCTGTTCGCGCCCAGTTCGGCTAACGACGAGATCACCATCACGACCACCTGATGCCCACCCCGCGAGGGGTAAAAGCCTGTTGACCGTGGGCCGGGCATACCAACGGTTATTTCTATCAACGGTCAATGAGGTTTCACCATGTTTGAATTACGCGAGCAAGATACGTTTACCTGGCCTGCAAAGGCCAAAGTCCCCAGCGACGGCCAATACATCAGTGTTTCATTCAACGTCACATTCAAGGTGCTTTCGCAGCCTGAAATATCCGCACTGATTGGCGAGGACGACGCAGGCGCATCGCTGCGCGTGTTGCGTGAGGCGCTGGTGTCGTACTCGGGATTCCCGGTGAAAGATTCCAACGGGCGCGACGTGGACGATCTGGAGGAGCGCAAGGACATCATCCTGGGCAAGCCGTATTTCGTGAACGCAATCTCCGAGGCGTGGGCGTCTGGCATCTCGGGCCGTCGCATAAAAAACTGACGGGCGCTGCCGCGTTCCTGGTGCGCGGTAGCGGTGAGTGCAAATCGTTTGATGATGACCTTGATTACTGGGGCATCCCCGACGACAAGAGGCCGGAAAAGCCGACAGAGTACGGCGTCATGCCGGAAAACTGGGACGCGGTTTCTCTGTTTCTCGCGCTGCAAACGCAGTGGAATGTCACACCCAGCGGCACGCGCTCCGGTCTCAACTACACCAGCGTGCGGATTGTCTCAAACCTGCGCGGCCTGAAATTAACCCCGGAACTATTCGCGGATATTCAGCTTATGGAACTGACAGTAATCAATACTGAGCGAGAAAATGTCAACCGGAAGATTTGATTACGAGCTGCGGGCCAACGCGACGGGCTTTACCTCGGAAGTCCAGAAAGCGGAGCGCAGTGTCCAGCAGTTGGACAAGGCGCAAAAGGGCGCTTCTGACACGTCCGAGAAATGGACAAAAGCCGCCAACGCAACCGCTATCGGAATCGCTGCCGTGGCCGCTGCCGGAACGCTCGCGCTGCGCAAGGTCATCACGGAAACCTCCGAATCCGAAAAGGTGATGGCGCAGCTCAACGCCACGCTGAAAAGCACTGGCGGCGTATCCGGCAAAACCGCAGAAGAACTTTCCGCTACAGCATCCTCGCTCCAAAAAATCACCACGTACAGCGATGAGACCATCATCTCTGCGCAGTCGCTCCTGCTGACGTTTAAAAACATCAAAGGTGACAACTTCGACCGCACTACGAAAGCTGTGCTCGATATGTCCACCGCCATGGGCACGGACCTGAAAGGCTCTGCTATCCAGCTCGGCAAAGCACTGGAGAATCCCACCAAAGGCATCTCCGCTTTGACTCGTTCCGGCATTTCATTTTCCGAAGCGCAAAAAGAAATGATTAAAGAGATGTCGGCCACTAACCGGATAGCCGAAGCGCAAACCCTGATCCTGAAAGAGGTCGAGTCACAGTTTGGAGGTAGTGCAGAGGCCGCACGCAAGACACTGGGCGGCGCGCTGACTGCATTGCAGATTTCATGGGGCGATTTGTTTGAGGCTGAACAAACCGCGTCGGCGGGCATGACTGACTCGATCAACACGCTGAACCAGACCATATCTGACCCGGCTTTCAAGGCGTCCATGAACACGTTGATCAATGGCCTGATCGACGTGGTGAACTGGGCTGCGCAAGCCTCCGCTGCGCTCGTGTGGATGTTTCAAACAATCTCAGGCACGCGAGGCAAAACCCTTGTTGATCTTGCCGAGGAGATCGACGAAGTATCCGCCGCGCTCACTCGTGCTGAAAACAAAGGCTTCTGGCGCGAGGCCGAAAAGCAAAAGAAAATATTAGTCGGCCTGCAAAAAGAATACGACACACTGGCCAAGTCGATCAACGATGCCGGCAAGCCGATAGAGAAACTTGCTCCGGTCATGGTCACCGCCGAGAGGCGCACCACTGAGCTATCCACCGCCACACAGTCGCTCGCTAAATCCTGCGACACCTCCACAGCGGCAAT